TGGAGGCCTCGCCCGGAAGCTCGCAAGAGCCATTATTCAACGGGATACCCGAAATTTCCGCCACACCTGTCTGGAATAATTGTCATGGGAATTCAATGGTGGCTGCCACACCGTGCCACACCTGATTCCTTCTACGGACGTTCCAACAAGGAGAGATGGATGGCAGAGCAGACAATGATTGAGCGGGTGGCGAAGGCGATTGCGATAGAAGCTTTGGACCCGGAGACGCGTGCGGCCGTTGACCAAGAAAAGTGGTTCGTTGCCGAAAGCTATTATGATCTCGCAAGGGCAGCTATCGAGGCTATGATTGAGCCGTCAGAAGCAATGAAGGCTGCTGGCGACATAGAGTGCGAAGATAAAGGAATGGGATTGGGCCGCGCTGAAACTATCTATGCCGTCATGCTAGAAGCAGCCCTACAGGATAGCGGGGAGAGAACGGGTGTTTAAGCGCAAACGGCAACTTGCAGTCTTGGAAGGGAAAGCAGCGCTCGACGCCTTAGATGATGATCTGGATTGGTACTTGAAGCGACAAGAAGCAATCGTGATGTGGGGATTTCGCTTGCAGGGCTTTATTGCCGGAGCGGCACTTTCCGCTGCGGTAACGTGGTTGATTCTCAGGGCTTGATGACCGGCATTCGAAAATTGGTCTTATCCGCCCCCTTCCCCTGCATGTCGTCGAGCTTCGAACTCAAGACTTGAACCTGGGTGGAAACTTTGTTGATCGTGTCTATGACGTTGTCGAGCTTGCCGCCGAAGGATTCCACGACCCGATCGATCCTGTCGTTTGCAGCGTCGATCCCCTTCTTGTTCTCTGCCGTGGCCTCGATCGCTCTGGTCACCTGAAACGAGATCGGCGGGATCTGGGCGACCTGCTGTTGAAGTCCGGTGATCGAATCCTGGTAGTTCTTCAGCCGGTCCTTTCTGGCGTCCGCCTCCATGTCGAAGCGCTGCTGCAGTTGCCGGATATCGCGCTGCGTATCGTTCCAGATATAGCCGGCCCATGCCGCATTGGCGGCGATGCTGATCCCTATGATCGCCATGTTCCAGACATTCACTCGCCACGTCTCGAATTTAACCGGCATATTGTTTTCCTCGTCTGCCACCCTCTGATGCCCTTTTCATGCGATGCCTGTCGATGCCCGCGATATTGCGCGGACCGTTCATTATATTTCGAGTTACGCATTTGACTCTGACTGAAACCAGAACATAATAAGAACAAATTAGTTCGGAGTTTTGCCCTATGAGCGATGTTGATCGCCCTACCCTTCAGCGCGCGCCAGCTTTGGTCGCCCATAAATGCCACTGCGGCGACTGGGCTGGATTCGGCTTTACGCCGCCCGGCCGCCAGCAAGAAACACAGTGGTGGTGCTGGAAGCATTATCCCTATCGGCATCCTGACACGAAGGCCGGCGCGGAGCCAAGATCATGAGACGCTTTGACGAAATCCGCCTACCCGGCAAACACGCGATCCGCTGGCGATTCGTGCCGAAGGAGAACTGCTGGGAGATCGCCGCGTTTCAGGGCGTCGAAACCAGATTGACGTCGGTAACCGGTGAGCAGATCGAGCGGCGCGTCGTTCGCGGCCCGGGGACGGCGGAATTCTCGGAAGCGCTCGGCATGGTCGCTCTATCGGCGTCGCTCAAAGTTCAGAGCAAGCGCCTCAACGGTTCTCGTGCGGTCTAAGCACCTATCCCATGGTGAATAACTCGACATGGGCCGGCATGAAGGCCATGGGGCTCCGTTATGTCGTCGCCTGCACGCACTGTGACCGCATGGTGGAAATCGACCTGGACAAGATGCAACCGGACGGAAATGCCATCAACCAGCGCTTCCGCTGTAGCCTATGCGGTCGATATGGTGAGAGCATCGTCAGCCACCGATCGGCGGATCGTGCGTTTCCTGGCAACAAACCCGATGGCGAGCGATTTCTGGATCAATCCGCCAGCAGATCGAGCGCCCGGAACACCAATTTCGAAGACGCGTCAGAATAGCTAGCGGCGAGCGCCTCGTGCTCCCGGTCGATCTTGTTCCCCAAAGCTTCCAGTCGTCGCCAGCGGCGATCCTTGCTCGCTCTCGACGCCAGCGCCGTGAAGTGCAGGCTTTTGCTGATCTCCATCAGCACCATGTCACGTTGGTGGACGGTGAGCGTGGAAAATGGCTTAGGGCCGGTCCGTTCAATGAACTGCGCCATGGTCGCCTCCCCTGATTCGCGACTCAACGAATCACTTGGCGACTCGTTCCGGGCCATTTAGTCAAGATGGTAGACGGCGGCATTATCCTGTTCGTCGCGCAGGCCTTTGTAGGAGGCGTGGCGAAGCTTGCCGTCCTCCGTCCATGCTCGATACTCGATCTCGGCGATCAATGTCGGCTGAACCCAGATCACGCCCTTGCGCTTCAGGTCGATGGCCGGACGCGATGTCTTGAGGCGGTCTAGGTCGGCGCGGAGCTTGATCGTCGGTCGCTCTTTGAAGCCGGTCCCTACCCCGCCGACATAGACGAGCTCGTCACCTCGATAAGCGGCCAGGAGCAGCCGACCGATGCCACCGAGTGCCGCGGTCGACGGCTCATAGCCGACGATGAAGAAGCTGTCGCTCTGGATGCACTTGACCTTGACCCAATCGCCGAGGCGCCCTGAACGATACGGCGCATCTCGGCGCTTTGCGATGATACCTTCAAGGCCGTGCTCGCAGGCCGCATCGAAGAGTGCCTGCCCATCGCCTTCGAATTCTTCCGACAGCCGAATACCGCCGGCACGATCCTTCAACAAATCTTCAAGCATGTGCCGGCGGTCGCTCAGGTCCATCCGCGAGAGGTCATGACCATCGAAATAGAGCAGATCGAAGGCAAAGAAGATCGCTTCCGAGGCATGACGCTTGCCGCTTCTGCCGCCAAGGGCCTGCTGGAGAGCGCCGAAGTCTGATCGGCCCTGCTCATCCAAAACGACCGCCTCGCCGTCGAGGATGGTCGTTGTGCCGATCGCCGCAGCTTCCTCGGCAATCGTCGGAAAGCGATCGGTCCAGTCATGGCCGCCGCGCGTGATGATGCGTACCCGGCCGGGCTCGACGTGTACCGCCAGGCGATAGCCGTCCCACTTGATCTCATAGAGCCAGTCTGGGCCGGTCGGCACCTTGGACTTGAGCAGCGCAAGGCACGGCTCGATGCGTTCTGGCATCGGATCGAACTGCAACTGCGGCTGATCGGGATCGCGCGGCTTACGCGGCTGGCCTCGGAGCGGGGCATCCGTGTCGCGAAGCAGAGGTTGGGATGACTTACGCGGAACCTTTGTCATGCTCCAGATTGCAACAGACATCGGTTAAGGAGTCGAGTCAGTTTGCCGCGTTCACGCGAATAGGCCGAAGAGGGCCGCGGCGACGATTGCCAACAGCACCACGAACAGGGGCCAAGGGAGATAGCTACCCTCGATCCGTTTTAGAATTCGAACAACATCTTCCATCTCGGCAGGATTACTGATTCACGCAAGGAAAGCCACCCCCACCCTTGGCTAGGGCGGCGGTGATCAGATGCCGAAGCCTATGATTTTCCCGTCAGCATCTTTCAGATTGAAGGACCTTCCCGGCTGCCATATTACCTGCCCGTCAGGATTGCGGATTTCTACGGGCTGCATTTTCTGCAGATTTGCAAAGCTGTCGAAAACGTAACTGTCACCCTCGATAGCCTGCACTGATCTCTCCTGCACGACTAGATCACGGTATCTCTGCCAGCGTGCAATCATCACATCCGCCAAGCGAAGCTTTTCTTCGAATGGCATGTGTTCGTAACCCTCAGGAGAAGAATACCGCTCTTCAACAATGCAGTTTAGTTGCGCGCCTTCGATATCTGAGTCTGACCCTTCGCCGACCATGAGGTCAGCGCTAAGAGAGATGTCCATGTTCTCGAAATCTGTCATTTAAAGCCCCATTGGGTTAGCAGCGGAGACGGCTGTTACGATGGCATTGCCGCCAGCTTGCAGCGGGTGAAGACCATCGTTAGAATACCCTATACCCCACCAATCAGAATTTGTGGTGCTCTGCGCCGGAATAGCGTGCTCGACAAAGCCGGTGATGTGTGTTCCAAGGCCACCAGCGCGTAGGTCAGCGTTGAACGTGTTGCGGCGGCCGTCATTGATAGGCGAAGGCACCACCTGATTAGTGTCGCTCGATGGCGGACCGGTGACAGTCGTGCTTGGTGTAATGGTAGATTGCCAGACTTTGACGCCGGGAACGATAGAACGAATATAATCGTGAAGGACGATCAAGTCGGCCTTCAGCGTGGCGGCGTTCGAGGCCGCGTTCAGATCGTTGACGCCAAGATCGCAATAGGTATCGGTCACACCAACCGAAGCCATGTAGGCGGCTCGCTTGGCGTAATTGCTCTTGTTCTGCGCCGCCGCCGCTCCGGCAAATCCTGTGTGGAAGTAGGAGGCCGTGCCTCGATCCACGATGTAACCCGCGCAAATGCCGATCGCCGTGTAGATCGTTGGGTGACCGTAGCCGCCGACGCCGACCGAGATGCTGTCGCCATCAATGGCAATCAAACGATGCGCAAGGGGCGCGTCACCAATGATGCCGACAAAGCCAGCTGGTAGGTTATTCGAGCCGGGCCCGATTGTGCCGGAAAGCGTCTTGTCGACGAGATCGACGCCTTCCTCCATCAGCCAGAACTTGGCAGCGTTCCTGAAGTAATCCGTCAGGTAGTAGAAGCCGCCATTGGGGACTGTACCGTGATAGATGATGTCGATAAAGCCAGCTGGGATCGTCACGCCAGTCAGTTTTGAGGTACGGACATCGATGTCGCCGGGGTTAACGGTGATCGTGCCACAGTCGTACACAATGCTATCAGAGCCCTTGATAGCCCCATGCAGGGTAACGGTGTTGTCGAGATTGAATTCTGCACCGCTATTATAGCAGAATCCCTGCGCGCTCAGTTCCGGATTGGTGATCGGAATAGGCGACCAGATACGATGCGAGACGTTGAAGCTGTTGTTCGTCCCATTCGACTTGCGGTTCTGTGCGGCACCAATTCCGCCACCACCGATCATGCGTCGAACGGTAGTAGGCCCACCCCCACCCTGCAATATGGAGGAGACGGCTGCAGCGCCGAGCTTGAATGTAGAGGTCGAAACGCCTCCGAGATAAGCTGTCGTCATCGGGTCAGCCTGTAATCACATAGAGGGTGTTCGGATCGGGATTGGGAAGGGCGTTGTAGGCCGCCTGCGAAATACCAACCGCGACAGTATCCGGAACCTTGCTCCAGCCGTTGGCGCGCATGACGAAGCCATCCTGATCCGGGACGGTAAGTGCCTGCCCTATTGTGCAGCTATAGGATCGACCGTTCACGGTGATGGGGTTGTTTGATCCGTCTGCCGGGGGCGAAACGTGCATGGCAATTCTCCAAGGTCAAACGAAAGGGAGCCACGCCAGCCAGATAAGGCCGGCCAGCGTGGCGGATGATGTGAGGAAGCCGATGAGGCAGAGGCGGTCGATCACGAACCGGAAGGGCCTATGACCTTCGTGCTGGGCACCTTGTCGGCGGTCGTCTGGTCAGTCGTCACGATCGTCTGAACCTTGGGAAGCGCAGCCGCCGCGGCGATCGTGTTTTTGTGGGTGTTCTGCCAGATGCCCCAGACGATACCGCCGGCCGCGATCACACCGCCGACAGCGGTCATGATGACGTCGACATCAGCGGACACCGCCGTGCTGTCGATGACGCCATAGGTGGCGAGGATGCTGCCGATCGCCATCAGGAGCATGCGGACGAGGCTGAGGATTTGCTGCTGGTTCATGGCCTTGTCCTTTCAGCCGGCGTCTGGATGGCTGGCTTCGTAGGCGGCCTCGGCATCGTTGAATGCCTTATCCACCTTGGCGCTGAGATCCTCGATCTGGGTAAGCTGGTCATCGGTGACGTCTGAGCTGCCGGTGACGATCGAGATGATTTCCTGGATGGCAGGCTTCACGTCCTCCAGTTCCTTCGTGAGGAAAGGAACGATGGCGATTAGCGTCGAAATGACGGTGTCCACCGCCTGCGAATTGACGCCGAAGTTCTGAAGTAGCTGAAGGATACCCTGCAGAAGGGCAGTGATAACGGTGGCGTTCATGTCAGTTTCCCTTGAAGTTTGCGGTGACGGAGCCGATCGTGGTCGTTGCGGCTACCAGGGCGTCATAGACACCCTTGTCGCCTACCTGATCGGGATGGGCGCGGAGGAAGGCCTGAAGCTGGTCGCGGGCCGTCGTTCCAGACTTGATCGCCGGGATGAGCTGCGTCTTGATCGCAACGTCGTTGCAGCCGGCAGGCGCCGGATTCGGCGTGCAGTAGGCAATGTAGTTGGTCGCCGTGCTCTTCGCGATGTTGAAGGCGTTCTCGGCTACGAGGATGGTCTTGGCAGGCACCTTGGCTTCGGTGACAGCGCTCCAAGCATTAGTGAGTGAACTGCACGAGCTCAGCGCAACGCACAGAGCTACGGCAGCAAATCCGATGGATCGCATGGGTATGGTCCTTATTGTGGGGATGAAGAAAGTTATGCTGCGAGAGCGGCGAGTGTTATCGGCCCCGCCTTGCCGTCTGTGGTAAGCTTTGACGCCTTCTGGAAGGCGATGACCGCGGATTCCGTGCCGTAGCCGAAGATGCCATCGACCGCGCCAGGCTTATAGCCAAGGGCCGCGAGACGTTGCTGCAACTGCATGACCGGGCTGCCGCGCTCTCCGCGTTCAAGAACGCCGTCCGAGAGAGCGTTGACCTCTTCGGCCGTCGGCATGGTCACCTGCCCGCCGCTGGCATACTTGCCCGTCTCGAGCAGGATCGCTTCATCTTTGCGGCGGGCGATCAGTCCAGCCAAAGTCTTGCCGTTCTGCGTCGTCGCGGTGTTGCGAAGGAGTGAAGCGGCGTCGTGATAGTCGCCGGCTTTCATCTCGATCGCCCACTTCCACGCAAGCGCCCCCGCTCCGCAGTTGAACACGACGCTGTCCGAGGCATCGAAGACATTTTGCGGAACCGACTTGCCGCCGAGGAACTTGTTGACCGCCGCGCCATACTCGATGTCGCTGGCCAGCATCAGGCACTCGTCGGATTCGGCTCGGGTCATGGTCGAGCCGGGGCCGAACGTCTTACCGGGTCGGTTCTTCGCCCACCACTGGCGGAAAGCGGCCGAGGCCCAGGTGAACCCCGTACCGATCGTGAGCACGCCGCCAGGATCTCCGTAGGCGTGATCGACGAATCCTTCATGGAGCCGCACGTCAGCGGCGCCCTGAGGCGAAAGTCTCATAGCGATGTCCTTTGATAATGGAAAAAGGCGCCCCAAAGGACGCCTCACGACAAAACAGATGGCTCAGAAGTTTAATTCTGTGGCTGCTCGGCGGCTTCCTGCCTATTTCCGCCGGATGGCCGCGAAAATGACTTGCGTATCCATATCTGGGCTGGGCGCTCTATCAGTTTGTAGCTCGCCCATGCGGCGCCAATTGCAAGCGTGGTGAAACAAACCGCAGTTATCAGAGGGTAACGCTCAGGGAAATGATCGAAGCGCATGAGGCCCGGGCCAATGCTTTCGATCATCATGTAATGCCAGATGTAGAGAGAATATGAGCAGACGCCCACCCACGCGAACACCTTGAAGATCAGCGACGCTCGGTAGCCACGAAGAGAGATGGCTGCCGACAAAACTGCAACAGCCCATAGAGCAGATATCAAATACGCCCTAGATCCGATCAAACCCAGAATTATTGCGGCACCCATTGAAACCAGTGCAAAACGCCAAGTCAGGGCAATCCGATACTCTGCTAACCACATACCCAAAACGAAAAGCGGCAGAAGATTGAAGAACTTGAAATAAGGTGACGGGAAAATATGACCTAATACGAAAGTAAAAATCGAGACAATCAATAGAAATGAAAAATATCGACGCAAAGCATAAAGAAAAGGTACCACTAAATAAAACAGCATTTCATAAGTCAGCGTCCAAAGCACTGGATTTACTGCCGTACTCACGTCCGGAAGGAGCGCCTGAGTGAACGTGACATGCCGAATGACTGTGTAGGTGGTCACGTCCGCCCGATGATCGGAAATGTGCGGGAACACGACGAAAGCAAACGCCAGTGCCACGTAGTACAGCGGCATGATCCGTGCTGCCCTGTGCAAGGCGTAGGTTCTGAGGCCGTTAGCTTGCGCCAGCGTGCGTCCTGCGGACCTCCAAATCAGGTATCCCGATAGAATGAAAAAGATGCAGACGCCGATCGCACCCAGATAGCCAGAATAGGGAACGATCGGGGCTATTCGGATGAGATAGTAGGCGTCGGCGTGAGACACGAGGACGAGAAGCGCCGCAAGCCCTCGCAGCGCGTCTATGATTATCGCTTCCCCTTCGACGTCGAATTTCTCAAACATTTTTCAGCCGGTACCAGATTAACTCCGATCGTTCAACGAACACGTTAAGAGATAGGTGTGACTGACAGAGATACCGACGTTGCGGAACCCGCGGTGAAGCCAGAAGCCGCAATGATCGCCCCGACAACCGCTATTTGGTCACCGGCCACGGCACTTATTACAACTGACGCCGATTGGAAGAAAGAAACCGGAGATGCCTGGTTCGATTGCTGTCCCTGATGGCTTCCTATGATTGCCACGCCATTTTTCCGAATTTCAATTGAACCCGACGTTCCCGGAGTCCCCGTAAAGGTCAAACCCTCGATCACCGAGCCGGAGATTACATAGATACCTGCCCGAGAGAATGTCAGTATGGTTGTTGTGTAGGTCGCAAAATTCAGGGTGCCGCCAGATGTTGCGAACGCCAATACTGTCGGATTGTTGTTGTTCAACGTCTGGGTGGTCAAGTTTGACGAGACAAAGGCCGTGCTCGAAATCGTATTGCCACCAGCGATCCGGAAATTGGTGCCATCATTGATGATTCTTAGAATGTCACCGGCTTGCGCGATGCCAGGGATTGTCGGCGCCCCAGAACTATCAACGAGCGCCACAGCTCCTAAGCCACTGACGTTAATCGTTGAGGATCCAGTGATGGAATTAGCCAGTTTAACAGCGAATTCCTGGTATTTAGCATATGCCTTGATCGGAGGATTGGGGGATATTACGAGGGCGTTCGCTGCTCCCGTATCATCGAAACCTACCCAGGTGTTTGCCTGCACCGCTCCTGGTATTTGCGGGAGCGTAGGGAAAAACGGGGCCGTTGCAAGCAACGAGATGTTGCCGCTCGTGATAGTCGTCGCGCCATTGGCGACCGTAATCACATAGATGCCGACGAATCCCGCATCTGGTGCAGGGGTCGTCTGGGAGCCAGTAGTTGCAGGCGTGCCTGCCTTCAACTGAACGACACAGCTATCCTTGCGGACCGTGTTCTGCGCGGTACCGCTGTTGTTCGGACCGGACCACGCCACGCTCGGGTTCGAGGCATTGTAGTAGGGCAGAACGACGGGATTGCTATCCGTCTCTGAGAAGGCGACCTGCACGAGGAAGTTCTGCGACTGGCCGACCGTGCCAGGCGGCGTGATAGCCGGCAGCGTCGTAGAGGAAGAAAATATCCCCTGCTTGACGAACTGATTTGTGTCCGTGCCGAGAGAGCCGTAGGCCGAGCTGTCGACCGTCTGAAGGCTATAGATCGCGCCGGGGGCGACATTCACCTGAAGCGATGCAGGCACCGTCGGCGTGACGGCAAGACCGACAGTCGCTATCGAAGTCCCGATCAGGGATTCAGCCAGCCACCCGACCCCATAATAGGCGTCTTTGATAGCGTTCAGAATGTCGGTATCGAGCGGGATTTGACCGGGGTAGACGATATGGCGATGCAAGGGATCACTCCATGGAAAGGCACACCGTGAGGCGGCCGGAGGCAGTTGATGTCAGGTGGTTCAATCGGTGATGGCGACCCACGCCGTGATGCCGGCGGCGCGCACGTTGTCGACGGCGCCATAGATGTCGGCGTCGGTCACGGCCCCCTCGATCATGTCGAGATTGCCGTATTCAAAGGTAGAAGCAGTCGAATAGCCGCCGGCCGGGCCGCCATAGCCGATCACGTTCGGGATGCCAGCAAGCGCGGGGCGAAATGCATGTACCAGGATCTGATATGGCATTAGCAGCGAGCCGTAGCCGCCGGCTAGACCGTATGCGAGCCCATAGCCTTTTCCATCTCCCGACAGTCCAGGCGCGTAAGCGCCCGTATCCTGCGGCCGGCCTGGCTCGAAGATGATTGGCGCTCTGCCCGTCAGTCCAGTCAGGATGTCGATGATTGCCTGCCGGGTCTGCCGCGGACGGAAGAGCTCGGCTAGGATGGCGGAACGGAATAGGCTATCGGACCTCGTCCCGCGCAGCATGCGACGGCCGAAGAAATCGAATGCAATCAGATCAAGCCAGCCGTCGGTTGCGGTCGTGATCCGCGTCTGGAGCTTTGCATAGGCGATCAGGCCGTAGATGAAGGCTGCGACGTTGGCGAACCCTGTTATGAGCCCGTCGAAGATCGGGGACTCGCTGGGATACCATTTCGGGATCGTCGCCTTGATGCGCGCGATGAAATCGTTCTGATCGCCCGTCATGATATAGCCACCGTGCCGGCCTTCCCGACCTGGACCGCAGTGATCGCAACGTCAGAGGTTCCCCCGTTCAAAAGCACACTGGTCAGGGCCCCTACGCCGGGCGACGCATCGAACGCAACCTGGATCATGCGATTATAGGAAACACTTGTGCCAATCGGGATGGAGCTCAGATAGTTCGTTACCACCTGCCCTACGGCTCCCTTGACCGAAGCAGCGTCATATCCGGTCTTGACCGCCACGATGGCGCTGAAGCTGACGGAGACGACGTTGGGCGCGAAGACAGCGAAGGTGATGCCTGCGGCGCGATAGGCATCTACCGCGAGATAGACGCTGTTCAACAGATCACTCGAAGGCGAGCCAGTCCCGTCATCGACGATGATCGTCAGATTGCCCGGCTGGGCGACAAGCGCGTGATTGACGTTCTCAATAATGCTGTACTTGAGCCCGAGTTGAACGCTCGTGATTGCATAGCCGATCGCAGCGAGCGTGCCGCGGGCCAGAGAGGCGAGGTAGGCAACGAAGCGGGTCCGCAGCGCCGCGTCGCTTTCCCCATCCGTGCCGCCGGTGAAGGCAGCGGAGTTGTTGACCGTATCGACGCCGAGGATCGCATCCAGGATGACGGAGACGGTATTTGCCTGCACGTTGCTGCCAGCGGAAGCGGTTTGAGCCGCAACCGGGACTGTGACGCTCGATACCGTCGCCGGGATCAGATAACCGCCAAGCCCTGCGTCATAGGCTGGGTTGGTGGTATCGACCGTGACGACAAACGTCTGCGTGAAATCAGCCGTCTGTACCCGTGCACCGATCGGCACCAGAGCCGAGGTCGTTGGCGTGAACCGGGAATAGGTGACCGACCCCGCAGCCGCTGTCGAACTGAGGCGTGTCAGTCCGTAATCACCGACCCAGCTATCGAGATCGGACCCGTTCGAGGTCGCGGCGCGGGTGAGCGCAAGAACCTTCAGGATCAGGCTTTCCAGCCACAGAGCCACGCCAGCATTGGATTCGGCGACCGAGCGAAGGATCGAGCCGACGGTGAAGTCGACAAGGGCGTTTGCCTTCGCTTGGATAGCCGTCGCCTGATCGCGAACAAGCGTCGCGAACGTCTTGATGTTCAACGTTGCCAATGATTTATCTCTACTGATTAATGTCGAATGACAACGTGGCCTGCTGGCCGGTCTTGGCGCTATAGAAGAGGATATAGACCGAGACGCCGTTGAGGATTTCGGTCACATTGATGGTTGGCGCCGGCGATCGAGCAACTGTCGCCTCAAGTGCGATCTGCGAACGAATGACGCTCTTGATCAGATCGAGGTTGAGAACCGTCCCGATACGGCCGGGCAGGCCACCGCCATAGTTCAGGCTCCAGATATAATCGCCCTCGGCCGTCATTAGTCGACGGATGATCCGCTGGGTTGTCAGATCGTCACCGTCGGCCATGAGAATGTCGCCGGTGGCAGAGACCGTCAGGTCGTTGCCCCAGAAGTGCGCCAGGTCTGCCATGAAAGCCTTTATGGATTCGGGACGTCAGTGTCCGCGCCGCCGGGTGTGATGCCGCCGTGGGTATGGGTCGAGCCGACGTTCAGTCCGTTGTGGGTGAGCTTCGAAGACGTCAGGTGGATCTCGCCACCGCCTGCATCGATGGTGAGCGGAAGGCCACCCGTTACAATCGAGGCTGACGAGGATGTCACTTTGAAAATGAAGCCCTCTTTCGTCTGGATGACGATCTCACCCGCCTGTGCAATTGGCGGCCGCTCCTGATCGGAATGGAGACGCCCGATCATGTACGGGCTATCGATATCACCCTCGTGGAAGCCGACGACGATCTGGTCCCCGATTTGGGGGCCGATCGCGATACCGAAATTCTCCCCGACATGCGCCGTGCTGATCGGTATCCATCCAGTTTCTACGCCCTCGGGCTGAAGCTGGGCTTTGACCGCGTGACGGTTCGGATCGTACGAGGAGACGGTCGCAACTCGTTCACGCGGGCGCCGGCTCAAAACCTGATCCACGATGCGGCGGACCACGTCTTCAATATCTCCGGTCACGACTTGCCCCGTTTCTTCGATTTCGACTTGGCTGAGATAGTCATCCGGTAGCCGTCGCCCTGGGCCATCCGGTGCTCCACCGTTTGAATGTCGTGCTGTTGATCGTAAGCGGTTCCCGTCCCGCTCAACTGCATCAGGAAGCGCGGTGTGACGGTCGGATCGCCGGGCATCTCGAGGCTGAAGTTCAGTTCGTGGCTCGTGTTCTCGGACAGGCGCTTTTCGGCGAGCTTTTCCACCTGATCGCCGGTCAATCCCGGTTCGATATAGGTGTATTGCAGCGGATCGCCGGCACCTGGCTCCGTCTTCTCGGTCTCGTACGCCTTTCCTTCCTTGTGGTTCCAACTCTGGACCTTCACATGGACCGGGCGTCCGAGGATCACGTTTCTCGACGTCTTCAGGCTCATGAAATTGCCTTGGGCATAGGTCGCGTCTGTCGGCGGCACATAGGTGACATCGAGAACCGGGAGTTCCTCGTCCATCGGCTTGAAGTAGAGGATGCCGCCCGTCATGTAGGCGGTCATGCCGAAATGATCCGCAAGCTTGGTGATGACGGTCCATTCCGACAGGCGGTGCGTGAGCTTCGCATAGTCGATCTGGAACGTCTTGCCGGCCTTTGCCGATACCGCGTCAGCATCAACCTGGATCGAATGGCGCCCGGCGATCGTCTTGACCACCTGATCCGGTGGCTCGTTGTTGAACTTCTCGGTTGACTTGCTGTCGATCAGCGCGGCCGCCTTGTCCCTGCCCTGCACCGTAAGGATACGGTTATAGAAATCGTGGCCGACCTGATCGACTTTCCCATCGAACATCTGGACCGGGCCGCTGATGGCATCGATCTGAAACTGAACCTGTACGCTGATATCACCCTGCACAGACCACCAGTTCTCATCCATCTCGGGAGGAAGAGCCCCGAAGGGGATTTCGCAATGGAACGTGTCCGACTTGTGGGTCTTGGACAGGTTCACGTCACAGGTTTCGCAGTTCAGCGAGGTTCCGTTCACGATGATGAACGCCCGCGGTTCCCTCACCGGCATGTCATGCTCCCAATATCCCGCCGTTCGAGGCTGTCGTGGACTGCGGGATAACCAGCGTTTGCAGCCCGACGATCATCGGATCGGTCAAGCCGTTCGCTTGCGCGATCTGATACCATTTCGTGGCGTCGCCCAAATATTTGGCCGCCAGCGTGAAGAGATCGCCGCCGGCGACAGTGACGACGCGATTGGTGGCGACGGTCGGTATAGAGGATTGATCGGCCATGGCTTACCCCGCCGCCAACGCGACATTCTTGCCGACAAGATCGATGTAGTCCTTCGAGGACAGCGTCATCACCTCATCGGCGCAATTCTGGACCTGACCGGTGACGAACGCCGCCATTTGATCCGGATCCACGCCAGCGTCGGTTCCGACCCCTACCCCGAGTGTCGCATCGAGACTGGTCGACAGATTGCCGAGCGTCGTCGAGGACGCATAGACAGCGGTCGAGATACCCTGCAAGGCCGTCGCCGGTGCGTCCGCGAGCGATCCCACATTGCCGACCGCCGTGCTGACCGAAGCCACGGCGGAGGCCGTCTGCAACGCCGCATCATCCGTCCCGCCAGCCGAGAATGATGCCGCGACGCTGAGGGCAGATGAAACGATCGCGTCAATTCCGTTGACAATGACACCGAGCGGACCGTTGACGTTGTCGTCGACGACAGTGCACGTGATCCGATACGGGATTTCATATGGCCTGTTCGGATTCGCCTGAAACTCGGAAATAACGACCGTGACGAACGTGCTCAGATAGTAGAGCGGTATCTGCGCGCCGGACGCCCGGAGAGCGTCCAGAGACTGTGCGCGTTCCATGGCATCCGGACCGCGAAACTGCCCTGACCAACGCACCGGATCGGGGTCTGGCCCCATGGTGTCAACGACACGCTGGCCGCCGAGCAGCTTGTGGACCTTCGTCTCCTGCCGACCGCCGAAGTTGATCGCCTCAGGGATTTCAAACCCCTGAAACGTGATGTTGCCGAGGATCAAGCTCGCCATCTGGACCTCAGATATAAGAGACGTCGGTCGGAGCCGGCATAGCCTGCCCGTCGAAGGACGACGACGAACCCGACCAGAACGAATTCCGCGCCATGTGCGTGCTGACGGCCTGGGCCAGACGGCGACCATCAACATTCAGTGCCGTGTGGATCACTGTCTGCCTGCCGGCGCCTGCCGGAGGAACCCAGCTCGCCGGGGTCGCGCCCATCTCGTCCTTGCCCGGATGAACACCGGGTGTCGGAAAGCTGAACTGAGGGGTGCCGGGAGCATTTGCAGAGCCTGGCGCACCAACACCGGGACCGCCCATGATCATCGATGGCAGGTTCCGGATTTGGTTCACGAAGTTCACGATGGCCTGATAGATGCCGTTGAACACGTCAACGACCGCCTGCCAATGGAATGCGGCAATTGTCGCGATGATCGAACCTATGCCGACAACTGCAATAGCAATTGCGCCACCGGGCACGAGTGCAGCCGCCGCAACACCGACCGCAGCAACGCCGAGGGCTGCCAGACCGACACCAAGCCCGATCAACGCCTCCCCGATGATCTTGATCGTCTCAGGATGGCCCGAGGCAAAGCTGGTGAGGGACTTCACGACATCAGCAATCGAATTCATCGCCTGCACCGCGATCGGCACCAGCGGCGACCCGAGAGCCGTCAGCAGGTTGTCGAACGAATTGTGGAAGTTCGCAGCCGCCGTGTTTGGATCGTTCGCAAGCATTGCACCCGATGCGCCAAGCCCTTGAGCCGTCCCGATAATGCCGGCATCTTTGTTGATGCGGGTGCTTTCGAGAAGCAGCGTTGCAATGGCCTGCGCCGACGTCCGGTTGCCGAACATGCCGCCGAGCAACGAGATAGCGCTTTCGTCCCCCGGCGCGACCGCATGCCCGAGCTTCTGCTCGACGAGCGGCCGGAAAATCTCCTGCGCCCAGCGATACGGGTCTTTGGTCATCAGGTCGGTGCCTTTGACAGCACCGGGATTAAAGCCGACAGGGTCGCCCTTGCCGTCATAGATGATCTTGCTTGGATCCTCGATGAGACCGAGGTCTATCATCTGCCCGAGTGACCGCTTGGTGACCTTCCCCTGCACTGCCGTACCGAACAGTGACATCAGCGCGGTACCGGTCTGCGACGGTCCCATTTCCTGAATAAGTGACGGCAGGTACTTCGTATAGAAGTCCTCGTCCCATCCCTTCGATGCCAGGCGGCCATATTGAGTGGCCTGAAGGAACGAGCGAGGGTCAACCTTGCCGCCGGAAGCCGTGATCGCCTTCGTCATCTGGTCGAAGTACGACATGAACTGGTCTGGCCCCTGAAGGCCTTTCAGTTCACCGGCCCGCGCCATTTCGTAGACCGCATCAGCCGCACTGTTGCCGGAGCCTTCGGTCACTGCATTCAGCACGACGCGCATCTGCTCGAGCGGGCCGATGAAGTCCATCGCATGCTCGGTCGAGCCGAAAACCATTCTGGCTTCTTTGATATCCGAAAGGACATCGGAGACCTTCAGGCCATATTGCGACGCTACCTGCCACGCGTCAGCCGTGGCCTTGGCAACCCCGACCTGATCGACGCCGGCCGCTGCAAGCTGCTGCTGGACGTGGACGAGCTCGTTACCATGATCGACCAGCTTTGCCATACCGGCGAGGATTGCCGAACCGGCGAGTGCCGCGCCCGCGCCTGCAATTGCGAGGTTCCAGCGATTGAAAGCGGCTTCAACCTCTCCGACACCCGCCTTGATGCCCAACAGATCCTTGGCGATGATCGCGAGAACGGGCGACATGCCGTTCGTCAGGCTGATCGCAACACCAATCTTCCAAACGTCCAAGGGCCACCTCGACTTTTGCGAGAAAAGGACTCATATTCGCTCCACTTTTCAACGGAGCGCTCGAATGAGCCAAGAATGGGATTTCCCTCCTCGCCGTGGATGGCAGGAGGAGACTTTTGCAAGGCCGAGCATCCGGCCTCGATTTGAGCGGGTCGTTGACCACGTTCAGCCAAAACCGAAGACAGCTTGGCGTTGGTACCGGCAGCAGATGCGGGGTCGCGGTTCATGGCTTTACAAGGCCAATGTCACAGCGCTTATGTTCACTCTCTGGGGCGCCTTTTTCACCGCTGCTTGTCTCGTAGGTTTGGCGGTCGGACTATGGCTCTGTCCGCCAGCTCGCGCCGACCAATCGCCCTATTCCTTATCGCCTTCCAAAAATCGCAACTTGGAAAATGCCCTGAATGCTCAAGCACGTAGCCTCGGGTATCATGTTTCCTTCAATATACCGAATTGCGAAACCGGTGCCGCATATGTCTGTGATGTGAAAGCAAGCAGCGGCAACCATTCGTTCAAATTTCTCGCCGTATCAACGGCAAAGGGCGCTTCGGTCGACCACTTTTCAGTACCTATGTCAGTCGAACATACGCCTCTGGCGCTAGCGAGCTACTCGGTCGTCAGCAGCCTTATCGGCTCAAATGATATCTCGCTGGAAGACGCTACTTCATTCCTTCAGGACGAAATATCCGAGGCAAAATCCTCTGGGAATTCAGCGACAGATCCATATCGCGGAACAATGCAGAATATTGCTATCTTGCCTGGATCAGCAGTTGTTGTGACGGTTTCCTATCAAAAAGACTAGGGAATTGTTATCCCCTAGTCCAATGGCATCACGCTACCCTCTGACCGTCTCCGCGTTCGAAGAAAACGCCAGAGACACGATCGAGCCCGTCGCCGTCCCGGAAACACCACGCCTTGGTGATGGTGGGATCGATCAGTCTGGCCGCATTCCCGAACTTTTGAGCAAGTTCGTGAAGCTGGGCCTGGATATCTTCATCCGGGTTCACAAACTGGTTTCGGACCTGGGCGGCGACATCGTTCGCTGCTGTGAGTTTAGGAGCCCTCATCACGCAGCACTCGCCGATCGCGGAAATGCCTTAGCGAGAACCGTAAGGCCTTTCGGCGTCACGCGAACCTGCGTCGAAACCCATTCCGTCCCATCCGGTCGCGGGCCGGTGTTGACCTTATGTTCGAGATATCCGGCCACAATCTTGGACTGATACGCGATGTCTTCCTTCGACCCGGGCCGGCGATAGGTCCAGCCGTTCGTCGTCATCCATCGCATCAGAGTGTGCGGCGGGATGCCGAGGTGCTTTGCGGCCTCTGTACGATTGAAGCTGCCATGCGCTTCGGCAATCTGTTCCAGGGCGGCAACGGCCGGCTGCATTTCTTCGAGCTGATGCTGCAGGTCAATGACCTTGTTCACATTGTCGAGCAGGAGCGCGCGAAGATTGGCCGGATCGTTGAGGTCGATCGTCACCGGTTGGCGACGTTCAAGTTCATCAAGACGATCGATCACCTTCTTGCGCAGCGGGATGCTGTAGCCGGTTATCAGCGTCATCGTCAGATCGCGCGGCAAATGAAAGCACTTCTGCTGCTTCCCTTGGCTATCCGAATAGGTGCCCCCAAACTTGGGGAGACCCTCATCAAGCGCTTCCAGCATGACGCGAATGTCGCGCATAACGTGGTCGTGGCGCTTGCCGCAGAGATCGGCAATTTCGATGCTGGACATTGTCGCCGGCTGGCCGACCGTGGTATTGATCAATTCATTCATCTCGGTTGTTCCTTAACCGTTGGTGATAGACGCGCCGCTCGCCAAAGCGACGTTGTTGATTGAAGCAGCGGCAGGGGCTTTGACGCCAATCTCTTCCCCTGTCGCTGCCGCCATCCTTTCGGAGAGGATGGAAACGATTTGAGCGCTTTTTGAACGGAGCATCCGCTTAGCCTCACTCGTCACCCAAAGATCCAGTTCCAAGGGTAGGTTTAATTTGTATTGGATAATCCTCATATCGCTCCTTTCACCATTTTGGTGAACGAACTTACCATTCACCAAATTAGTGCGCAAGACGCGTTCTTGGTTTTTTCACTATTTTGGTGTTAAAGGAGAGCATGGCTAAACAAGACGATTACACACGGTACACGATCCGCATTCCGTCCGAACTCTATATTCGGATCGCAGCGCACGCAGATTTCAACGAGAGATCGGTCAACGGTGAAATAACGTCTCTCCTTGAACTCGCGATCTGGGATGCTGACATGTCTCGAATTCAGTCAGGGTTGTTACCGTTACGAGAGGCTACACCCGACGAATTGCGCATGGTCGAAGAAGCCCGCTTGGCGATGAAAAAGAGGGCTCTAATGCCGGGCCACACAGAACACGTCCCCTCTGGAGACGTCCCTTTTTTCCATGATGACCTGTCCATCGCGGATGAAATAGCCTCTCTCGAAAGGAAGCTAAAGGATGTCGTCGCTGGGCTACAGCGAATGCGCAGCGTTACAGATCCATCACACGCAGACGCGAAAAGTGAAGCTCTGGGTACACCTCAACTTGCTCTCAACCTCGATGACCCCTCACACCTAGACGTCAAGGTCGCAAAGCGCTTGGTAGAGGAAGTAACCAACAAGACCTTTCTACTGGGCGTTCAAGACGACCCCCGCAGAGATGTCGCGCTCCTCGACAAGATCGCTGTAGATTGGCTGCGTCGCCGATCAACCGGTGCCCCCGCTTTGAAGGATCCCCCCCGAGCACTGGATCTCGGCAGCGACCCTAAAGAGGAATAAGCGCTAAAACTACTGACTGGCTGGCGGCTCAAATTCTCGCGACGCGGTCAGCCGCGATTTCCAGTTTTCGATGAACCTCGCGGCGATCGGCTTCGATTCCGTAAACGTCACATTCTCAGCGTTCCGCTTCTCGGCATTTGCAGAGTAATTGAATGATCCGCCGATTGTCAGGTGGCCGTCGACTATGATGACCTTGTTATGGGCGATGGCCGGCTCGTAGTCGATCCAAACCGGGATGCCGTAGGCTTCGAGCAGTGTGGCGCCGGAATATCGCTTCTCGTTCGTCTTATCCAGGATCGCCAGCACTTCGACGCCGCGCTGCGCGGCCCGCTGAAGGGCATGGATGATCGGCTGCGATGTGAAACCGTAAGCCTGAACCTTTATCGTGTCGTGGGCGCCATCGATCGCCTCAACGATCTTCGGCTCGCATTGCTGCGCCGGCGTGAAGCAGACCGTGACGTCTGCCTGGTCGGCGAAAGCTGGGATGGCGGATAGAATCAGGAAGGTAAGAGCAGCGCGCATACCCATCATTATCACGTTACGGAATGTCGATCACCTGCCTCGCGCCATTGGCGAACTGAGGCGCCTCGGCCTTCACCAGCGCAGCATGCATCTCGCGGCCGATGATATCCCTCACCTCACCCGACTTGCGCGCCGCCGCGCCGCCGAGGAATGAGCGAGGAGGAATACCGCGAGAGGTTCCGAGTTCCTGCCAAACGGCCTTGTCGTCGTCGGAGCCGACATACGCCTCATGCTCCTGGATCACGGTTCCGATACTGTCACGCATCTCGCCGGTTTCCAGAAGCGGGGTATCGCCGTTGGCTTTCTGCGCGATGGTTTCCGGTTTGAGCGGCGCCCAAGCGGCGAACGGACCAGCCGCACCCTGATAGTGGCCGATCTCGGCTTTTGCTTCGGTCTCGACGACCTGTGCGGCAGCCGCGAGCGCGTTGTGCTCTGCCATCGGCATATGGACCGCCATCTCGGTCAGGAACGCCGCCATGCTGTCGAGGGTGAAATCCATTATTTCTTCTCCACCCAACTCATGCTGTTCCAGTCGAAGCGATTGTAGGCGTCCTCGCCGAGGGCAACGCAGTGAGCCAGTTTTTCAGCCGACCCGAGACTGAAGGCGACATCATAGGGGACGCCGTTCTTCACCAGGAACATTGAGCTCCTGAAATCTGGGTCGTCGGCTAGTTTTTTGCTTCGTCCGCAACCTTCCCAGATGTCTCGCCGATCTTGAAGTGCTTCTTCATGCCGGCGCCGACCGCCTCGAAACCATCGTCATCAAGACGGTCAATGAGGAAATCGATTTCGCTTTCAGTCTGCGGGAAGCTTATGGGATCATCGTTGATTTGTGTCACGCATACTGCGACGGCAGCAAGCCCGACATACTGCACCTTCGAACCTGCCTCCGCCGAAAGGATCTTGAACAGCCGGCGCCGCATGGACATGCTCATTTTGCGGAAGCCGATCCTTCGACCACGCTTATCTGTCTCAAAGACGACGCGGTTGGCATCATCGACGATCTCTTCAGAGGGCGTAGCGCCCTTTTTCACAGTCACGGTAGCCATTATTGAACCTTAATCCGGCGCGAGGCCTTCCAGTTGAGCTTCTGCTTGACGTATGAATCGCCAGTGAAGGTTCCGGCGTCGGCATAAGCCAGCGCCACGCCGTCGAAGCGATACTGACTGATCGTGCCATCCGTTTCCGTGATGGTCTCGGTGATGCGCAGCGCGTTGAGCGTGCCATTGGCGAAATACCCGGCCTCAACCGCGGCGAAATAATCATCGAGCTCGGACGAGGCGCGGTCCACAGACAGATCGCCCGACCATGTATCAGGGATCGAGGCCAGACGGTTGATGCCGTCCAGCCCCTTGCTGTCGAGTTCCTTGGTGTTTTGCTTGGCGCTGAAGCTCGTCAGGATCGCCAACGGCAGGATGGTGTTGTCGGGAAGGACGATATCAAGCGTCGCGTCCTTCCCGATCGACATGGCGCCGAAACCGGTATTCACGGGCATGGGTCAGGGCTCCTTAGATGGCAAAACTGACCTGGGTGCTGTTGACCTGCACCGACTGGCCCGCTTCGAGGTTGATGAGGAAGAATTCGACGATCGAGAAGTACTTGACCTGCACGTTCGCCTGCAGGTAGCCGAGAGCGACCCGCGATTGCGGATTGTTGGCGGCGTCGATCTCGACCGAATAAGGAAGGCTGCCGTCGCTCGACCCGATCAGTCCCTGTTCCGTCAGGTTCTGAAGGAAGCTATCGAGCGTGATCTTCGCCTGCCGCTGGGTCGTCGGCGAATTGAGCTTGCCGACATAGATGCCCATGGCCTGGTTGAGCGTCGTCGCGATGTAGTTCGTCAGTCGAGTGTAGTTGTCGCCATGGATGACGGCGTTGGACGATGTGTTGTGGCCGAGACGGCAACCGAAGTAGTTTCCGCCCGGTACCGGGTTCGAAATGACATCGATGCCTGCCGCCGCGAGGATCTGGATATCCGCTGAGGTATAGGGGACCCCGGTGTAGGATTTCTGCGTTCCGACGATGCTGTTGAGCTGCTTGTTCAGCGTCGACTGCTCGGGCGACAGCGCAGCCAGTTCGCCAGCAACGAACGCAGCCGGCGAGACGAGGCGCTGAGGCACGCCATTCAACGTATCGTTCCAGTATACCCAATCGCCCAGCATGAGCTTCATGGCATAGCTGTCGATGCCAGCGGTGGCCTTTGCGGTCGCGGCGGTCTGCGGGTCGTAGCTGCCAGAGGCCATGGCCGAGACCATGTAAATGCCTTCCGACAGGCCGAAGGTGATCTGCGTTGCCCAACTCGTGCTGTCGGTCAGGTCGCAGAGGGTGGCGACTGAGACGCCCTGCCCGCGCAGCGCATACATGCCCTTTCGCGGGTTGGTATCTACGCCGAGCATGGCTGTCGCGTTGATGGTCGTGGTGCCATCGGTACCGCCGGCCAAGGTATAGCTTGCAGTGGCGGGGGCGGTCGTACCGGCGCCCGCCGTCGCGACGATGATCCGGGAAGGACCGCGCGCGGCGTTGCCGTTGTTGATGGCATTCGCCATGGCAACCCAGAGCGCATTCGCCGAGCCGGCGATGTTGTCGAAGATTTCCGGCGCGAGGCCCGGCGCGGCAATCTTGACCTGGAAGGTGCTGGCTGCCGATCCGGGGCCAACGGATACCTGGATCTGGTTGCCGAACGACCCGGTGTATTTCGAGGTGAAGGTGATGCAACTCGTCTGCACGAGGATCAAGGCGGCGGAGTCTGTGCCATCCGTGATACGGACGCCCATGATGGCCGTCGCGCCCTGCTGGAACCCGATCACCGCATGCGTGCCCATGTCGAACAAGCGGTTCTGATAGGGGCCGAAGATCGAGGCCCATTCCGTTGGGTTCCCTGCGATCTTCGGCTGATTGACCGGTCCCCATGTCGCGGTACCGACAAGGCCCTCGATATTGGACGGAACGCCATTGATCAGGAACTGCGGCGGAATGATCTGGACATAGACGTCCGGGACCGTGAGCGCCGTCGTGTTCAGCGCCCCTTGCGGGAAGATCGGCATCTAGCTGCCCCTTCGTGTTGCTGGTGGTGGATCAGGTATTGGCCGGAGAACCGGCGTCTTTGCCCGGCTTCTGCGGCTCGTCCGGAAGGTTAACCGTGACAACCTCGTTCGGGTTCACTTCGAGAACGGTTTCGATCTCGGCGGCATCAGTGATCTGCTCGCCCTTGGCATATTTGCCGAAGGGCGCTGTGACGATCAGCGCTTTCATGTGGATGTCCTCAGGTGGTGACGATGGCTTTCGTCGAGATGATCTGCGGTACTTGCGTGATGACATTCGTGCCGTATTCGACCATGTAGACCAGGTCGCGACGGTAGATTTCGACGGTCTGCCGCTCGTCCGAGATCATCGTGCGCTGGTAGACCATGCGAGCGCCGGAGCCGTCTCCGAGCAACAGATGCTCGTTCTGGACCAGGGCGAGATCAATCAGTGGCGCGGCGATGTCTCTCATTTGATGGGTCGGGCACCAGAGCGTGACCATCACGCCACGTTCCTGGCGTTTGAACTCCTGCCACATGGTGCCGAAGACGCCGACGATGGCAGATGCGATGATGGTTGCCGGAAGTGTCAGGACCGGCCCGCTCGATGTCGCAGCGACGCCGGCCGCTACTAGAAGTGCGGCGAGGCCTGCCGCAATCGTCGTCATGGTGTCCGCTGGCGTCGCCGGATAGACATATGTCTGGTTCGCCGGCAGCCAGTCGCCGAGCGTGACGCCGACGTTCTGCGCAGTCGGGATCGTGCCGGCAAAGGTGATCGTCTGCCCCGATATCGTCGCCGTGATCGTTGGCGCCGGGATATTGAGCACTTGCGGGTCGGTCGTCAGTCGGGTCGTATTGCGCTCGACGCCGGCCATAGGGAAAACCGAGACCGTGAGAATTCCAGCAGCAAGGTCGGAATCCAATTGCGCTGGCACTGGCCAGCCTCGCATGACCTTGCAGTCGTTGCCAATGACCGATGGTTGCGATGTCCCGTTTGGATAGAGGCAATTCGCCACGATCTGGGCTATCGCCTTCTCGACGTCAACAATGTCAGCCATCAACGAGCCTCAAGGCGAATGCAGGGGATATTCCAGCCCATGCTGTTCACATAATCCGCCTCGACCTGAAACCGGCGCCCGAGGTCATCGGTGATGATGTCGCGGTCCTGGATCATGCCGTCTGGAACTTTCCCGTTCGGGATATAGACGCGCCATACGATCGGGCCTGGCGGCTGCGCTGGCAGGGACCCGTTCGGAACGCGTGCCATCGTCGTCTTGGCCTGAACGCTTGCCGGGATGCCGGAGATAACAGGAGCCTCAGTCCCCTTCTCTACCGCGGAATACCCGACGTTGCCGACGCCTGTCTGGCCCTGCGGCCGGGTGACCGAGATTGTCCTCGGATAGAGAAAGCTCATGGCTCAGACCGGCAATGTGTTTTTGTACTGGCTCAGGATGGCATAGACCGTTGCAGGCATAGGAACGACGCTTCCACCGGATTGAACAAATGGGCTCGCATATTTCTCTTCCGTGTCGCCGGCGCGGCGGGATGTGACGACGCCGACATCGCCCTTCGTCAGATATCCGGCCTTGAGCCAATCGAGGCACGCCATCTGAAGATCAGCCGGGATCGGGTCGAAGCCGGCGGTGTAGGTGATGAGGATATTCTGAAGGCCACGCCAGAACTGCTCACAGCCTCCCAGGACGACAGACCGATCGCTGAAGGCATATCCGATACCAGGAACCCCGGTCGCTGCGTTGACCGGCTGCCCGTTGACGGAAAGCGACGAAACAGCCGTGATCGGCCAGTTCTTCGTCATCAGCCGTCCGCCACCGTGTCCGTCGGAGACCTCGTTGTACGTGGCCATGACAAAATTCCGGCTGCACCATGAGGCAATCGCCTGAGAATAGGCGCTGATGGCAAGCTGCAGGTTGGCGTCGTCACTATTGGGGGGGATCCCAAGCCACGCATAAGCCTGCGCGAGTGTGACGAGATCATTCTGACCTGCGGCCATCGGCAGTTACTCGGCGCTCTTTGCGGTCTCGGCTGTTTCAGCCGGCTGTTCTTCAGTCTTCACCTCTTCGGAGGCTTCTACCTGCTCCGCAGCTTCTGGCGGCTTCGTGCCGAGCGGCACCATCGGGACTTCGTCGTCCTTCACGCCGTCTTTGACATGCTCCTCATCCGTCTGCTGTTCAGCGACGGGCTCGGCTTCCGTTTCCTTGATGCCGATGTACTCGAAATTGTGCGACAGGAGATCGTCCGCCAGATCGCGCGGGACAGCAATCATGTTATCGCCATCAGTCTCATAGGTCTCTCCGTGGGTCGTGACCGACTGAGCTCCGATAAGGGAGCGCATGACGACATAACCGTCAGGGATCGGCATGATCTGGAAGCCGCCGACGCCGACGAGGCCGGGAACGGCATCATCCGGCACCATGACATTGCCTTCGCTATCGGGCACGAACAGGCGCGTACCAATGTTAGCACCTTCAGAACCGGACGGGGCCTTTAGCTTCTTCATGATCGTTGTCCTTTCGTTTCAAGAACGGCTCGGCAAAAGCTCACGAGCTCGTCATCAGAGAACATTCCTCGGGCCATGTTGGCTTGATATGTCACTAGCCGGACATTGCCGATTATGTACCCTTGTTCTGCATCAATCCGATCTATTGACAGGCTGTCGCGCTGCTGGCCCTTCGATCCAAAGACCATCGGCCTACCGGTTAACGCGCATTTCCCTTGCTGCTGATCGAACAGGCTTGCGACGTCCGCCCCGGTTATTTCACAAGGGATGCCACGCTTCCTGCAGTACGCTCGGGATGTTCGAAGATTTGAGGCTGCCCATCTGGAGATGTCAGTTCTCATCCCTTCGTAAATCTTCTTGTATAAGGCCTTTCGCTTCTCAGGATTGGCCGCCTGCCATGCTTTTACCCGAGCTCTGTTAGCAATGGGGTCGCGACGATCGGTCACCGCTTTCCGGTAGCATTCCTTGCATTCCGCTCTCGGTCTGCCGGTCTCTCTTCTAGTGTGAAATTCGCCTAGATGCTTCTCAACCGAGCACCTGTTGCAGACCTTCATTTGCATACGTTTGCCCCATGTTTCCACGGGGCAAACAATATCACACAATGACACTTAAGTCATTGTTATCCATTGGCAATATTCGTAATAATACCAATTGCAAAGGGGGCGTACAAAGCCAGGACCTCTTCCACATAAACACCGACCTGGCGCTGACGGGTGACGATCGGCCAATCGATCTGATAGAAATCCTGGCGCGTCTTGATTTCTGCGACGTTCGGAACTTCGTTCGACTGGTACTGCACCGGCAGGTTTTCGGCCCATGCGAGGATCGTGCCCGGCGGCAGGTTCGGATGGATTTTGATCGGGATCTTCATGCCGCCGTCCAGCATGAACGGGTTGAAGTAGAACTCGATCGTGCCACCGGCCGCCAGACGATACTCGCCCTGCTTCGGATCAGCGAAGTACTGCAGGAGCGGAGCAGAGCTGCCCTGGAGAACCTTCGTGGTGATGTTCTTCAGTTCCTGCGCGTTGACGTAGATGACCGAAGGGCTGACCTGATAGGCGTTCCACATGCTCAGGAGCAGATTGTCGATTTCCACGACGGAGCCCTTGCCGGATGCGGTAAGGACGGTGCCCACGCCGGCGGTGCCGGTGGGAAGAGTGATAACCTGCGCGCCGTTGGCGGGCTTGAAACCAGCAGTCAGAAGGCCGTCGAACGCCGTGGAGTTTGTCGAGGAATCGGCCGTGACAGTCGTTGCCGCCTGTGCGCCGCCAGTGAGCGGAGCGGAGAAGGTCGCACTGTTGACGGTCGTGATTGCCTGAAGCGTTTCGGAGCCGACAGCGCCGACAAACCATGCATACCCGACGGCACCGGAAATCGGCGTGACGGATGCCGACAGAACCTGGCCGAGGGTGATTACCTGCGTTGCAGATGCTGACTTGTTCGAAGAACCGCCGTTCAGGGTGAACGTCTTGCCGTCAGCACCGGTGATGGTCTTCGTGGTTGGGATCGACAGCGATCCGGCCAGTTTGACCGAGTTGGCATAGCCTTCGAGGGTCAGAGCGACGACGATGACCGAGTATGTCAGTGCCGGGAGCGTTGCCCCAGAGCCGCCAGCCGAAAGGACGGCTGCCACCGGTGTACCGAGCTGCAAGGAGTTGTTGCCGCCCATGACGGCGAACTCTTCCTTGAGGAAGGTCTTCTGCAGGAGGCGCATGGTCATGCGAGCCTGAGCATCTTCGAAGCCGCGGGCCGCGTGAATTGCTTCGTAGGTGATCGCGTCTTCTTCACCGAGCGTGGCGTAAGATGCAGCCTTGCTCGAGGTCGAATAGCTCATCTGGCCCGAGCGCTGACCTTCCGGCACCCAGCCCATGGCGTCGAAGCCAGAGCCGATGATGGCATTGACCTGGCGCCAGTTGGTAGCCGTGCCAGTGCCGCCGCCGACACGCGGCAGACGGTTACGGATCGGGGTTGCGACCGGATAGAGGTTCTTCGCCGGTGCCTGGAGGTCGAAGGCGACCAGACCGGTGGAGGTGGAGATCGTCTTCTGGATGATGTCGTCGGCGACGCCAAGACCCTTCAGGACCTGGCCCATCATGTCGGCAGATGCGCCAGCACCGGCTTCGGTCATGATGCGGCGGGCGATGTCTTCGGAGGGCGTGGTCCGCGCGGTCTTGATCAGGTCTTCGACCGTTTCAGTTTCGGTAGGCATGGATATGTCCTTTCACGCCCGCAAAGGCGCAAATAGAGTTGAACCGGATTGTTTGAATTCAGGCGTTAGCGGCTGATATTGATGGGATTCTCGCGAGCGACCTTGATGAGCGCTACGGCTCGGTCCTCCGGGGAAAGCGCATCCAACATCTTCTGTGCTTCTGCCTTCGTAATGACCGGTTCGGCATTTCGGCCGATCGTGTCGGTTTCCTTCGAGATCGCCATGGCGCCGGCGGTCTTGGCCGGCAGTGGCTGGTCTTCGAGTTCCTTGATACGCTTGGTCAGCGTCTCGTTGTCGTCCTTCAGGCCCTTCACGATGGGCAGGATTTCATCCAACTTCGCGTTGACCAGTTCCTGCGCCTTGCGAAGCAAAACATTGTCTTCGAGCGCCTTGGCGAGGTCTTCCGGATGATCGGCCTTGTTGAGATCGCCTTCGCCTTCGTGCTTCTCGATGCCACAGTCGGCACCAAGCTTGACGAGGGCGTCGTGGGCAGCCTGCAGGTCGGCCATATCAGACTTGGAATGACGAGCGCCGGCCTTGGCAATGTCGATCGCGATATCGCCGCGCTGGAGTGCTTCCTCTGCCTCTTCCTCGCTCATGGAGTTGAGAACGAGGTCGAGAGACTGACGAATGATGTCGCCGAACTCGACCAGGAGCGCGCCAAAGCGCGTCTTCAGTTCCGCCGGCGGGTTGATGGCCTCGGACCACATATAATCGTACTCGTACGAATCCTCGGCCCGGTCGATGCAGGCAAGAAGCTGCAGCATATTGGCGATGGATTCGAGCGAGAGAGCCTTCGAAATGTCGTCGGCGTTTTCGGACTTCTTCAACCAGCCGTCAGGAAGCTTCTCGGTCGCGCCGAGTGCGCGGGCACGCTTGATGATGTGCCGCTTCGCCTGCACCTTGTTCTTGGCCCGACCGTACGCCTTCACAGCGTTTTCGAGATCAGCGACGGTATCGATCGGGAACGAGCCATCGGGGAGCGCGTGGCCGGTCTTGGCATCTTCCTTGCGCTCTGCAGTCGAGACGTCCCGCTTGGTGATTGCCTCGATCTCGCCCAGCTTGCCCATGGCATCGCCGGTGATGGCGGCGAGTGCAGCGGCATCATCGAGCGCTTTGTGGTGCGCAACCAGATCGGCTTTCTTCAGGTGGATCGATTGATCGCGCTCGGAGCGCCAGACCTGCACGAAGTCGTCCCCCTTGTTCGGGGCGGCCACGGGCGTTTCAATCTCGCCCTCCGTCTTTTCGACGGTTTCATCCACTTCATCGATGGTCTCGGCCTTCCACATGCTGATAACCGCATCAGGATTGGCCGGCCGGTCAACCAGGGAGATTTCGACAAGTCGCACCCCGGTGACATGCTTCTTATTCAGGTCGTCGCGGTTCGTGACCTTGCCGCCGATGGAAAATCCCTTGTAGACGCCAGTCTTTACCTTGGTGATGGCGACAGGATCGACGACGGTGCCGGAGATCAAGGTCTTGCCTTCGACCACCTCCGCCTTGTCCACCGTGCCGGCTGCCATCGGCTGATGCATCTCGCGCATCGCGCCAGAGCCGTAGCGCATGAAATCGGGGATGGCAGCCTCGATCGCGGCGGACTTGACCACTTCGCCGTCGCTGTCGACAGACTCGGTGGACGCAATACCCTCGATCGAGAGCGTGCCGTCGGCGTTGTCCTCGACCTTGGAGAAGGCGGCGAAAAGCTTCATGGTGATCTTCCTTCTTAAACCACGCCGCCGGTGGCGATCGAGCGCCAGTTGACGCCGTCCCAGACGATCAGGACATTGAGGGTCGTGTCGTGGAATTTCGCATTGACATTCGGAGTTGCCGGGCGGTTCGCAGTCGGCCCGGAAAGCCGTGTCGTGTCGACCCAGCCATTGGCCGTCATCACATAGGCGTCAGCATCCGGGACATCGATCATAGAGCCCAAGGCGCAGGTGTAGGTGCGACCATTGACCATGATGGTATTTTTCAGGCCACTGCCCGGGGGCATCATTCGGCAGGTCATTCGTCGTTCCCTTCGTCCTGTGGGTTCGGCTCGTTCTGGTCGCCGTCATTCTCGGCATTCGATGCCTTCAGCGCGTCAGCTGCTGCTTTGGCGCTCGCGGCTTTGTCGTCTCTCATGTCCTGGTAGGCGGAAAGCGGGACGAAACCATTGGCCGTGTAGACCAGCGGCTGGCTGGCTAGAGGATCTTGATAAGGATCAAGCCCCTTCCCGTCTCGGACCTCATCCAGCGTCCGGCTACCATTTTTGAGGTCGATGTCGTCGATCTCGCTCTGGGTCTTCGGGTCGATGTCACCCGGGGCTTCCCATGCAAATTCCAGATCGGGATGGCCAAGGTCCTCCTGGATGATGTCGTCCATCATCCGCTTGGACCATGTCAGCAACGGTGACAGGCCCTCCATCATGGAACGGTCCTGGTCGGAATCGGCTGTCGATCGGTTCATCTGCTTGACGAACGGCGTCGGCGGCAGGCTGAAGGCGAAAGCTACGATACGGGCGAGCCACTCGTCGAACTCGTCCTTGATCGGCGCTTCCTTGAAGGCCTTGTAGTCCGTCCCTTTCGGGGTCCAAAGAAGCTTGGCCTTCTCGATCTCGTTTCCAGAGAGGCGAGAGTCCATCCAGTCCTGCCACTGCTTGATCTGCTCCGGGGACCAGTTGTCAGGTGTGGTAAGAAGGCCTGCTGGGACATTACCCGCGGAGAAATGCGCGAGCTGCGCGGTCTGGCGACGCAACAGCGTATTGATGGTGACGATGATCTGCTCGACCGGGCCGAAGCCATAGAGATGGTTCGAACGTCGGTTGCGCGGTTCATAAATCAGATCTCGGGTCGTCAGGTTGGTCCAGACGGTCCCCTTGATTACCTGCTGATAAGCTGGCTCCGGGAACAGCGGACGCCGGCCGGTTTCGTCGACAAGAACCTTCACCGTAGCGCCATCGACAACATCAAGGCCGATCAATTGGCCGCCACGGCTACGCCGCTTCTCGATCGAAGGCGCATCCAGCACGAGAAGGTCTTCAATCACCATGCGCAGCCAGGATGCAAAGTGATGCTGCCCATCCGGCTTGCGGAGGAATTTCATCACAGACTGTATGCCGGGATCGCTCGGGTCGCTCTTGCGGGCGCCGATCTTCTTCACGCGCCATTCGTGTCGCTCAATCTGGTCCTTGCGCGTCTCGATCGCCAAACGGACGAGCTCGACGTTGGCAAAGCTGCGAAGCGCCGGAAAGCCGAATGGCTCATAGGCGCGCGGCGTCTGGTTCAGGTTGACGCCGGTCGGGAAGTCGACGAGGCGTACCGGCTGGACAGGCTGCACCGGATCCAGCGGCATGCCAGGCGAGAAGCGGCCGTTCGCCGGCTGGAATGTCGCATAGGTGCTGAATGACAGGGGCGTCAGGCTTGCACCGGGCGTCAGTGGCGGCATCGGCGGTCGTATCCTTATTGAGAGCCGCCGAGAGCGGCCATCGCATGCTCCACGGAACCAGGAGCGTATTCCGGCTTCTCCGGCTCTGGCGTGGCGACGGCAGCCTTTTCGTCTACCTGTCGCCGCATGAGTTCGAACAGCGACATGCCGGGTGCGCCGATATCCAGCATCAATTCGGTGAGCGCCCAGACAAGCGCATCGGCCCGGTCCGGTGATCCGTCCCCGAGGTAGCCCGACGGCGTGAAATTGCACATCTGGTCTTCGAGATCAGGGAAATCACCGACGTGGTGCACTCTGCCCTGCTCATAGAGCGCGCTGATCGGCTCGGCGCGTACGGCTTTGCCGCGGCTGGCGACGACTTCCTTGTACGGAACGTTCCTATCGGCCGTCGAGATCGTGAACCGGACCATGTCGCCGCCGAAGTTGCGTTCACCAAGGACACGATCGGCTTCATGCCTATGGTAAAGGTCGACTGCCCGGCGTCCCCATCCTTCCGGTGACATCTGGCAGGTGCCGTCTTCTAGGATGTAGGCGTGACCGTCCACCCCAAGGCCGGCGACCACAATACCAATATCGTCTGCGTTGCCATCGCCTCGCGTGCCTGACGGATCAACAGCGACGACGATGCGCTGCATTTCAGGAGCGACAGAAACCCGAAGGCTGTCGATGCCCGGCATGACTTTGCCGTCGCCCGACTTTCGGTCTTCCAGCGCCCATAGTGCGCCGTTTACTTCGCTTGCCCATTCGCCAGCCTCGAAGCGCAGACGCTTGGCCGCAGACATTGAAGCCAGAACTTCGAAATACTCTGGCGGAAGATTGTCGGAATTGTCGGCAGGGTTGACCTGCATCTCGACATAATCTTCGGGCTTTGCCAGCGCTTCCTTCGTCCCGGGCTTCATCTTCGCCCGGAACATCTGATAGCTCCAATGGAGCTTCGATGGTGGATTGCAGTCGAAGTACGCTTTCAGCGCGAGATATTGCTTGCCGGTAGCCGCGGCGATCGCTGGGGCCAACTCGCATTTCTGCGCCAGGCGCGACATCGCGGTTTCGACGGAGGCCCAAGGTATCTGGCTGCTCTCGTTGAAATAGAGCGTCACATATTCTTGTCCGAGGATCTTCTCGACACGCTCTTTGTCGTCAAGGCCCGCTATCCATATCTGCGACTTGTTAGGAAGCTCGATATAAAAATCAGTCTTGTCGAAGCGAACGCTTAGCGCTGGGAAGCATAGCTTCAGCACCTTCGGCAAGGTGTCGGCCCAAACCGACGTCTTCGCGTGGTTGAACCTGAACCTGAAAATGACGTGGCGCGATCCAGGTGCGTTGATCGCTCTCTGGATAATCGCCCGGCACAGCACGAAGGTTTTGCCGGATCGAGAACCGCCGCGCAGCATGATGTTGCGGGCCGGGCCGCCGAGAAGCCGGTTGGCCTGCCGCTGCTTCTCAGTAAGGCGAGCTACCTCCATGCGTCACAGTTCGGCGTCCTCTTGCAGGATGTTGAGTTGCAGCGGGCCACCATCCTTGCCGCTGTGCTCATGCTTCTCGATCACGAAGCCAAGCATCTTGGCGAGGTCGACCAGGGCGCCCTTCTTGTCGTGCAGCTTGAATTTGACCCGCCGAACATCGCGGGCATCCTCGCCGCGGCCATCCTTGAAGTCTTCGACCGTCACCTCGGAAAGGGCCGCAGCCTGATCGCGTGTCAGCCGGGAGAAATCGAGGTAAGGATCACCGTCTGGGCCAGCCCGCATATAGTCGAGCATGTTGGAGAAGCCGATCTTGGCGAGCTCGTCGACGATGCGGTCCTTGGTGATTTCTAGCCGCTCAGCAACCTTGCTCTGCTGCTTTGAGAGCTCTTCCTGTACCTTAACATTCGTTAACAGCCTGGATGCTTGAACAGTCGCTGTCTTGGCGCTGTACCCGGCCCTGATAGCCGCCTGCGTGGCGTTAAGGTCTATTAGGTACTCAGCGACGAAACGCTTCTGCTTATCACTCAGAGACATAACAAACCTTGGGACATCAAAATGAGCGACACAGATCCCGGCCAGGAGGCTGGTACCGAGCACAGCCTACAACAGCATGGCAGCCGAAGACGATGGCTACTGCGAGGATGCACATGACCGTGAAGGGTCGGTTATGGAGGAAGTTCACTTTTTTCATCCTGCTTGTGGATGAGTGGGACAACGTGGACAACTCGCGTTCAGCGCGAGATGACATTGCGACTCACGCATTACTGTCGTTCCCTGTCTGCGCAACCAAAGGAGACAAGGAATGGCATCTGTTTATTTGATCAGTTACGACCTTCGTAAGGTTCGGAACTACGAGCCGCTTATTAAAACACTTCGCGATTGGGGATGCGTGCGCCCTCTAGAATCTGTCTGGGTAGGATATTTAAAGGGGGGTGCTGCGACGATCCGTGATTTGCTCGTGGCTCACATGGATACAGATGACGGTTTGATCGTCGTCCAAGTGCCGGCTGGAAGTGATTGGGCCTTCCGGCAAGTCAAAGAAGATGCCGGGGCTCTTTTCCGGCAGTACGTTCGGGCGTAACGCTTACAGCCACCGTAGGATCATGAACGGCGTTGCGATCGCGAAAGCCGCCGCAATGATGATTGCTGCTATGTGAGGAGCGTGGTTGGGCATGTTAGTCACCGCGGAGCGGACTACCCATCAAGCCCTTGCGGCGAAGGTAGTCCAGTGCATCTTCACGCAATTTCAAGTCTTTAGGCAGGCGGCGGACTAGCTTGCGAACAAGCATGGCTAAATCGTCCACCGTCTGCTCTGCTTCAGTTTTTGGCTGAAGGTCGATCATTCTGCCGGCGTGAAGTCGAGGAAATATTCCTTGCCGAGATCGAATTTGTCGATCGCGGCCGGGTTGGTGATCGAAATCTTCAGTTCGCCGCTCGGGGTGGCCTTCGACCAAGCCTTGTTGACGCCGTCATGCTCCCAGACAGGAATCATGCGGATGGTGACGAACACATTGTTCGGGTCGGCGTTCTGGGCCGCGTCGATGTTCATCACACGGAATTTTGCTCTGACAACGGGTGCGCTCATGCGTCTTCTCCTTGTTTGGGACCGTTATTGGTCCAGATGATCCCTAAGCTCCGCTACCGTCATTTCGGGATCGAGGCTTTCGAGAAATAGAAGGATTGTCTTGCGGGTGATGGAGATTTCGTGGTGGTTGACCGTCGTGCGGCCATTGAGACCTGCGCCGCCAATCTTCAAGCGCGATCCGGAAGCAAGCTCAAGCGCCTCGTGGACATCAACTTCCATCACTCTCTCCGAGAATCAAAAGGCCCAGCCTCCGAGTTACCGGAGCTGGGCTGTGGAATGAACTGGCGGGCGGAAGGATTACCGCTCAAAGCTCTTGCTGCTTACGCAGTCCAAGGCAGTCAGTTACGACGCACAAGCTTACCGCCAATCTTCTATCCTCTTGCGAGGAATGGGTATCGAGAAGGGATGGCTTTGGAATTATGCCCGATCGCTATTGTCGCCGCACCGTTTAACCACAAGACAGTTCAGTGGCAGCATCATCCCAAAAATCGCTACCTTGGGAGTGGTCCCAAGGTTAGCTTGTAAGGTATCGGGGTGGCTGTGTGCACCAGCCGGCCTCAGCGTCCGCTCTTTCGAGCCACATACCCCAGCTTTTACCCCGACCTCGTTGAGGCGGCAAGTAATGGCGAGACAACCAATCCGTGTAGTCTAGCCGGCATTCGCCTCGAAATGTGGTGGAAACGGCACATTACGCCGTGGGTGCCGGGCGGTGAAATCCCAGCGGTGGCCCGGCGAGTGTTCCCTCGTCCCATAAGGACATGAGGTCCGCGATCAGAACAGCCACGCAAATCACCTGATTTGCGATGGATATTAGGCGACGCGATCAATCTGCGCAAGCCCGTCATATTCCTCCAATGTGTCGAGTTGTTTGATCATCCCCATGATTTTCGATTGCATCTCCTGGTCCATGTCCTTGATGGCGAGGAGAGCCTGGTCCTTGAGATTGATGTGGGTTGAACGGCCTTTCTTCAGTATCTTGCGAAGATTGCCCCTCAGGTGCATGACTTGGCTGGATTTTTCCTTTTCGAAGCGAGTGATTTTTTCGCGACGGATTTCCTGCCGGCGGCGATGTTCCTCGAACGCGATCGCCTCCAGATCATCGGTGTGGAAAACCTGTGGGCCATAGTCGGGGCTACGGAGGAAGCATACAACGCCATCGACCTCGCGCACCTCCTCGAAATTGGCTTTGGGCAGATTCACAAACGCGTAGCCGACCAGCAACGGGAGCCGACGCTCGATGATCTTGTTCGTCCGATGGTGGACGATCTCATACCAGTAGGCGGGCATGAAGACGTCGATACCTTCGTTCCTCAAACTGCGCTCGATGATGCTCTCGCCGACACGGTGGGTTTCCGCTCCTTCGATCGGCTTTGCCATCCGCTGAGTGCCCGGAGCCGCCCGGATCGCATACCACTCGCTCGATCCGCGCAGCGCCCGTCGGCGCGCCAGCATCGCGCGGAAGTGTTCTTCCTTCTCGCCGTCGCCGAGATTCGAATAGTCTACCTGTTCTTTCGCCGCCATGTTGCCCTCGCCTCGTTTGAAAAATGCCTACCTGAATTTCGGATGGGTGATGGCCGCCAGGATCATGTCCATGGCGATCATCTTGTTGATGTGCTGGGATCGGTTGCTCTCGACATAGGCCATGACGCCGGTCGGACCGTGGGTGATCCTCAGGCCGGGGTGATAGCCGCAATGCTGGCCGCCGCGCTCGTGCATGCCGGGGACGGGATAGACTTCGATCTTCAGATCATCGGCAGGGATTTCGAGCATTACGCCGCCCTCACCGATCGCATCCGGTGATGAGCGCAGTAATTGCCACCAACCGCCGTATCAGCGCAGAAGAGAAATGGGCCGCCGGCATTGAGAGGCCATTTGCATTCACTGGACCCGACGTCCAGAAGCGTCTTGCCATGCTGCAGCCGGTCGGCGTCATAAGTCTTGCCGTCAATCGGCGGAACCCAGTCTAGATCCGGAGCGCTCTCGACAAAAAGCTTCGGCTGCTTTTTAGGCGCTGGCTGGGCGATGGGCGCGGCCCGAGCGATAGGATCTCGCGGCTGGAACAGTTCAGGGAACTTCCTGACAATCCTTCCGACCGTCGGCTGAGTACGACCGACCACCTTGCCTATGGCTCTGAGCGATAAACCCTCATTCCAGAGCTTCGACGCCTTTGCCAGCAGTTTCGGATTATATTCCTTCTCTGCTGTTTTGCTCGGGAACAAGCCTCTGTTTCTTGACGTGATGCCGATCACGACGTTTCTGGTAACGCCGAATCTTTCCGCGATCTGCGTAGCGCTCTTCCCGTCCGCCCACATTTTCGAAGCGGCCGCGATGTCAACTGTGGCATGCTGGGGAACATCGACCCGGATATTCATGCCGCTTGCTCCTCATGGAATTCGGGATCCGCGATCGGTGGCTGAGATACATGCGCGGGTCTTGGTGCCCATACCTCGTCGATCGCCCAGAGGTGGATTGCACCAGCCGGATACTGGCCGTTCTTCGCGCCACTCTTGAACTTGTCTAGGCTTTCGCACTTCGAATGATAGTAATAGCCGGCCGCCTTCAGTTCATCGGCGCGGTGGCGAGCGGTGATGCGAAGATCCTTAAATCCTCGGTCATGCACATACCGGGTCGATGGCTGCTGAAGTGCCTGCTGATTTGCTCTCGCGTTGGCAAGCTCCTGGATAAGCGGCTTGTCTTCCGATCGGGCGAGGATGGCAAATTCCGGCGGTGACGGCACATACCGGCGATTGATCTCGTATTCGCCGCGGATGATCTTGGCGACGACGCGCTTCAATGCCTGACCGGAAATTCCCTTGAGGGCAAACGCATATACGGCCGGCGCTCGCTCGGCTTCCAGCGCCGACGGCAGCGCAAAACCTGCGGCAAGCAGCGACTTGATCGCTTCGGCGACTGCGGTTTCCGGCGCCGGCGCAAGTTTTTCAGTGAGAACGGAAATCTCGGTCTGCAAGGTCGAGAGTTGTGCCGGTAAATTCGTCATCTCGGGATATTCCTAGCTTTCGGTCGAATGCGTCAATTGCGGCTTGATGGTTCTGCTGGAATGGCGTCTTGCCGGGCGGAGCTTGTTGGCGAGGCTGAGCGTGGTCCCACGTACCGGCGGCTTTCCGTCGGTCGAAAGCATCCTGGATAGGGCCAACGAAGTACGACCAAGACTTGGCAGGGCGCGGAAGCTTGGCGGCGCTGGCCCGGACAGTGGGCAAGACGTCGAGCTCAAGATCTGCCCCGGCGGCGATAAGCGCCATGATCGGGCCCACGACGAACCCACCATGCGGCTGGATTTTGTCTCCCGCCGCCTCTCTGAGTTTGCTTTCGAGAAATTCCGGGTCGAGCGCGCGCGGCTGTTCCGAACGAAGTGAGGAACTATCTAGCTCTGTATCTGTATCTGTATCTGTATCTGCTTCTTGCAGCGTCACTTCGCCGTCACGTGACGTTTCTCCCACGTCACCGTTACGTTCTTGAACGTCACCACCAGCTTTTCGACGTTCCCGATATCGCCGCTGTCGTTCTTTCGAACTGTCGCTGTCGAACTGACGGTCACTCCACCTTGCAACCACCCCGCCATGAAGCCGCTCGATACCTTCAAGGCACTCGACAATACAAACCATGTCACTCTCATCGCACCGAAGAAAGTAAGCGGCTTCTCCAGCGTCAAACTCATATCTTCCGCCATCGTTGATCTCCGCAGCGCTTTCGAGGATTGCCCCCCACACCCAGACGACGCGCTCAACCGCCTGTTTGGTTTTAACGGCGACGCGGACGAGCTTTTCGTCACGCATCATGCCGGCGTAGTGGCGGAACCATCGGCTCATGCGGCATCCCTCACTGTCACAGTGCAAGGAACGCCTTCATCAACCCAGCGGGCATGAAGATCGACCACGCAATTGTCATTGGAAATGGTGCTGGTCGACTGGAGCAAATCGCAGACGGCCTTCAAAATGTTGTCGATATCTCTGCCCTTGTTTCCGCCTCGGTAGGCGTCGATCGTCACGATGACGTCGCCAGGGAACCGCTTGAACTTGCCGCCGCGATTGCGCTGGGCGATCAGCATCCAGCCGGCTTCCTCGATCCAGTCCTTGTATTGCTTCGAGCGTCTCTGGCTGATGCCGCGACCGACGTAGAGGTTCCAGAGCGAAGGTGGCATTGGGAGATCGAACGAGATGACGCGCGTCATGCTCTGGCCCTCGCTCTCTTCTCGCGAGACCATTCTCTCTGGTAGGCGCGGTGCTTGTCGCGAAAGCGGATTTCCTCGGCATTCCGACGTTCGTAATAATCGTCGTGGGTTGTGTCGCCGCGCTCGATGTTGCGGAGGCGATGGATCTGGCGTTCAACTTCCGAGACGTCGATATCGAGCCTGTCGGCGATCTGGATATAATCGAGGTCGGTGCGGAAGAGTTCGAGAGCGTTCATGCCGCCTCCATTTGGAGGGCAAGATGCGAGCAATTCGCCCACACAAGCGCGCATGCGACCGGCGGAGATACGGAATTGCCGACACATGAGACCTGAACTGATTTCGAGAACGGCACCCACACAGCGTCACCGCCGCCAGCCGGCTGTGCGTAGACGCCATCGATAATGTATTCTGGTGGAAACCCCTGCGCGCCATACAGTTCGCGAGGCATGAGCATGCGCATACCGATGTCGACGACAATGAACGTCTCGCCACCGATTATCAGCGTGACGAACTCGCGGTCATCCCAGAAGCCGTGCGAACGCATGAAGTCAGCGACCCGGCGAGCGCGATCCTCTTGATCAGGCGTGAACGGTGGCGCTGATATGCCGGCCTCGACGTGGCTGAACCGCGGCTTTGTGGTGATGGTGTGGAAAGGTTCGTCTTCAGGAGTGTCCTGGTCAGACCCATAATAGGCATGAAGGTGCGGCGCGACGAGCACCGACTTGTTAACGCCTGCCGTTACAGTGGCCGACGGCTCATCAACCCCATGACCGATTGACGCCCCGAACTGTCGGGAGATGAAGGCCGATATAATCCCCTGCTGCGCGCCGGTCGCGGTGACGGTCGAAAGAGGCTCGTCCACTTCGCGACCTGGGTTGACTCCACCGATACGTCGACTGTCGTTGTTGTGCTGGGCAACAAATACCGCGGCGACCGCATGCCGATTTTCCGTAGTGATCGTGCGCACCGGCTCTGAAACGTCGGCCGAGCGATCTTCTCCACCATTCCCCTGCCCGTAGAACGCTGACAGATGCGGAATGATGACCGAGTTCTGATCTTTCTTGCTGGCACAGATCGTATGGTGTGGCTCTTCGACAGATCGGTTCCCGCCGCCCTGCTGGGCATAGGTCAGGACCGGGGCGACGACGGACAGGCCAGCGCTGCCGGCCGTGATCGTATGTGTCGGCTCATCAGCGCCGTTGAACGGCTTTCCCGAATTTCGCATCGTCATTAGATGCGGGGCGATCATGCCCAGCGGCGCAGCGCCGCCCGGGCGCTTGATGAAGCTGTTGGCAGTGACCGTCGACAAGGGTTCGCGGAGATCTTGTCCGGTTGCACCGGTATTGAAGCGGATGACCGACGGCGAGATCAACCCGTGCTTGACGCCGCCGGCAACGACAGTCCCGAGAGGAGCGTCGATATCCAGAATTCGAGGCTGTTGCCCGGCACGCTCGCCATATCCAGTCTGAACGATGAATGGGCGTTCGGCGTCTAGGACATAGCGCTTCATCCCGCGGGCGACGCGGGCCATGGTATTGTTGGCGAGCGGCCGAACGGCTCGCAGGCCATGCTTCTCCATCACCTCTTCCGAGGTATCGAAGATCGACGGGCAAGGAAGAGACCAGTCGATGATTTCTGCCGCGGTGCGCCAAGGCTGCTTGCGGCCTGCGATGACGTCGGGGTCATCTGGCTTTGCATGCGTCGGCTCGGGCCAAACTATCGGCTGGCCGTCGAAGCGGATGATAACGAACAAGCGCTTGCGGATCGTCGGTGCGCCGTAGTCACAGGCTCGCAGTTCCTTGTATTTGATCTTGCCGCCGAGCTTGCGCAGCGCCTTGCACCATTTCTGGAAGGTCTCGCCCTTGCGCTCAGCATCCGGCATCAAACCGCGATCGGTCTCGACCAGCGGGCCATAATCCTTGA